ACAACACGTACCGCACGATCACTGGCACCCTCACGCTCGACGCGAGTGCTAAGGTCCATCTGACGACGGGGATCACCAACGCTACTCTACCGCTAGCAAACACCTGTGCCGGCCGTATATACGACTTCATCTGTGCCACCGGCACTAACCTGACGCTGACCCGGTCAGGGACCGACACTATCCAGACGACGACAGGGACGGCTGGTAATACCTATACCTTCACGGTCAACACTCGAGCTAGCTTCGTCAGCGATGGTGTGTCAAAGTGGTACATGCTCTCTGCCGATCCGGCGTTCCCTGGTGGGCCGGCTACGGGCTCGTTGAGTGGTGTCTACCCAAACCCGTCGTTGGCAGCGAACAGTGTCAACAACGCTCAGATCGCTACGGGCGCGATTCAACCGCCGAAGCTCGGGGGGATGGCTCCCGTAGCGGGTGACGCGGCTAAGATTATCACACTTGACCCAACTAACCCGACGACACAGTTCAAGATCTCGCCCGCTACTGTAAGTGCTGGTGGTGACCTAGTTGCAACAAACGTGACAGCAGGCCAACTCATCTCCACGGGCGCGACAATTTGGGTCGGAACGGCAGCTACAAACAAGGCGCTAATCCAGTCATATGCCTACGGAGGGAGTAGCATTCTTGAACTCTACTCCAACGCGAGCCAGACCATCGCTACTAAGCCGGTGTGGCTGATCCGTGTGGATGCAGGTGGGGGGGCCGACGGTATCCTGTTCATGAGGAACGGCCCCAGCGGGGGCGCGCAGGTGCTTACGCACTGGTTCAACCCAAGTGGCCAGGTCATGTTGCCGACGGCTGGCGGGGGGATGCGTTGCGGTAATGTGGGCTCGGTAGGGGCTGAGGGCGTCTCGAATTCTATTGCCTTCGGGTGGACTGGGAGCGCGGTCGCAGTCCGTGTAGATACGACGCAGCTTGGGACCATGAACGTGACGCCACCGTCGGATGCACGGTGGAAGACCGACGTGCAAGACGACTGCCCTGGCCTTGATGCGGTCATGGCGTTGCGGCCCGTGACGTTTAGATACGATCAATCGAAGCGAGAAGGGCTCGGCTTCCCTCAGGGGAGGCAATACGGGTTGATCGCCCAGGAAGCACAGTCGATCATACCCTCTGCGATCGAGGATGATGGCTCCGAGGACCATTACCTGGGTCTTGACTACCGAAAGGTCGTGCCGGTTCTGATCCAAGCGATCAAGGAACTGGCGGCAAGGAAAAGCTGATGGATCTACAAAGCCTACGGGTTCGTAAGACCGAACTCATGGAGTCGTTGAAGGAGTCGCTAATCAACAGCGAGAGGATCCGTGGAGCCATCTGGTTCTGCGACGAGATGATCTCGAAGCTCGAGGGCAACGGGCTCGACGTAACGGAGGTGCCGGCTGATGGCGAGGCAGGGTGAGGAAGTAGGTAGCTCATATCCAGGCCCGACGTTCCCGCGGCGTGGGGAGGAATGGTTCGAGTGTCACATCTGTGGGTTCGACTTCCCGCTGAGTGAGTCTCGTCGTCACTACAAGACCAACCGGCTAGTGGATGCGGCCTGTGATGACGAGAAGACTCACAGCGACTACATGGAAGAATTGGATCTCCCGAAGGAGGCTCCGAGAGAGACGGAGCAACCTGTAAGTTGTCAGGGCGAGGCCGTGGACGACAACTGGTATGGGGGGTTGTGGTACATGGCAGAATGGTACGGGAAGGGCGACCCGTGTGAGAGGAAAGATTAATGAGTATCATTGAACGACCGATCAAACGGGGCAACGTCTTCACCTTCGACGACTCGTACAACAAGGGCTTCAAGAACATCTGGGCCAGCGAGGTCGATGCGGAGTTCGAACGGCTATATGGCACCTGGAACTCAGGGAACATTAACATCGCAAATGGCTCCATTACGGGGGACATGATAGTAGACGGGGCTATCACCATTGGTAAGCTAGCACCGGATAGCGTTGATAGCTCGAAGATCATCGACGGCAGTATCCTCGAGGTAGACCTGGATAGCCTGCTCCAGAACCGCCTGCCGCCCCAATGGAGTCCTGGGGAAGCTGATAGAGTTCTGACGGTTGACTCGACGGGCCAGTACTTGTACTGGGCCGCGGCGCCGCCGTCCGAGCCGGGTGGGCCTGCGGGGGGTCGGTTGTCTGGCTTCTATCCGGACCCAGACATCGCGGATGGCGCGATGCTGGACCGGCATTTTAGCGACAACTCGATCAGCGGGATGAGGATCCAGCCGACCTCGATTAACTACCTGAAGCTAGCCGATGGAACGATTCCGAACGCGAAGCTCGCGCCGAACGCCGCGATAGCTGGGCAGACGAATACGGTTATCACCAACACCTTGGCTATTGGTGCTCCTAACGAGACGGTGATCGCGACCTTCCCGAACATCGTGGTACGTGGGGGTAACGTGCATTTGTCCGGTTCGTGGGGCCTGTATACAACGGGCGCAGCTACCGGGAACATGACCATCACGCTCCGAGTGAAGCGGGGTGGGACCCTGGTCCACACCGTCCTGTACTTCATCGGGACGAACTTCACCCACCCGATCCCGGTCCCTACGTGCGTCGACGTGGCTGCACCGGCAGGGGCACATGTGTACACGGTCACGTGCCAACTGACAGGTAACGGGGTTGTCTACTCGCGTGCGGTAACTGCCGAGAACGGCAAGCTCTCGCTAGAGGAGTTCTGATGAACCTCCAGACCTACGACGACATCAAGGCCGAGGTCATCAAGCGACTCGGCAACCGTAAGGATCTGAGTGAGCGGATAGACCAGTGGGCGATGGACGCCTTTACTGAGCTAACTCAGGCCCCGAAGGCTACGTTCCGGGAGCTGGATGCCCTATACGAGTTCACGGCGCAGGCGAATGTGCCGAGGGTTCCGGTGCCCGCAGACTTCTGGTTCATCCTGTCGTTGCGGGACCCGAACAGGAAGCTCGACCAGGTGCACTGGCAGGTGCTGGACCGCACGTACAGGACGCTTGGGATACCGACGAGGTTCGCGAGGTATCAAGACAACATCGAATTCGATCCGATACCGGCAGCAGACCACCAGATGGTCATGCGGTATCGGCGCCGGCTGCCCAAACTGGTATCTGGCTTGTCGATCCCGTTGGAGAGGGAGTGGCATGAGATCTTGATAGTCCTCACCGTGGCGAAGGGTCTGGAGGCTCTGCAACGATTCGAGGAGGCTCTACCATATAAAGGAGCTGTGGATATGGTGCTGAGCCAGAGGCAGGATAACCCCTTGCTGGAAGACGATAACTACGAGACGACAATCGGGGTGCGGTTCAGGTAATCGCTTCACTAATTGAAGGGCCAACAAAGTGAGCGTGCAGAACTACACCAGAAACGTCATCCCAATGAAGGGGTTGTACACTAGCGCGGTGTCCGATGCGATACCGCCCGACTACACCCCGTGGTGCGAGAACGTACGCTTCCGGTTTGGGAACGTCCAGCGGGCACCAGGACGCTCGTTGCCGTTGCAGGCTCTGCCTCGCGACATCATGGACTACGCGACCCTTACGGACAAGATTGGCGGGAAGAGTCTAATCGCACTGACCGCGAATTCCCTCACCAATATCGTCGCCCATTCGTACGACGAGAGCACGTTCAGGTTCAGTACGACGCCAATAACGTTGGCGGCCCCGGCCCTGTGGAACATCCGACCCTCGTGGACCCAGGGCGAGGAGCGACTGTTCGTTTGCCGGGCCTCGAAGGTAGCGGCGATACAACCTGGTGGTGTGGTTGAGGTTCTCACCAGCCCAAAGGGATGCTTCCTCGAGTACTTCAACAACCGTGTGGTGCTCATGCGCCTTATAGAGCCTCCGTTCGCGCCCCCACCGGGCTCGTCGGTAACTACGGGAATGGGCTCTAGTCGCATCCAGTGGTCCAAGCAGGGAGTCTACACCGATTGGAGCACCGCAACGGATGGTGGTGGATTCCTTGAACTTTACGACAACTCCGTGGAGCCAATTACGGGGGGCAAGGTTCTTGGTGATCGGCTTACAGTCTACAGGAAGAGTTCGATCGTGGACCTGGTGCCCACGGGCGTCAGCACGGCGCCCTTCCTACCGGAGAAGCGAAGCAACGGTATTGGCTGCGCGTTCCCGTGGACTCTGGCTAGCGCGGGTCAGTTCCATATCTTTGTCGGCAATGACTTCAACGTATATAAGTGGGATGGGTCGAGGCTGGACCCGATTGGGACGCCCATACATGCGTACGTACGGCAGCTGATAGATCTTGACAAGGATCTACCAGATACGGTAGACTGGAAGTGCACCCCGTTTGCCACGATGTTCATGGGGTTTAAGGAATACCACCTAGCGATCCCACAGAAGAACGGAAACGTGGTTGTGCTAGTCTACGACTACCTTCGGGAGTCATGGACCCGTGATCAGATCCCGGGCATGACCGCGTTCTACGAGTGGCAGCAGAAGGTGGCCGTGGACGCGAGTCGAGTCTACGATATCCTGCCCTACCCTGAAATCTTCCCAACCTTGGTAGCAGGACGTAGTAGAGACTTCTTCATCATCGACGAACGCTTCGTTGGTGATTACTTGCCGGTTGGCTCCACCGGGGGAATGGAGATGTTCTTCGATTCCCCAGATATGTTCTACGGCAAGGAGGGAGTCACTAACGGGACGCTCCAGCGCATCGTTATCTCGCAGGCTCACCCTACCTTTCTCACAGAGGTCAGCTATCTAGTCGAGGTCAGCGTTGACCGGGGCAAGACGTTTGTGGCTGGGTTGCCAGTGCGACCCTCTTATTCACGTAAAGGCTTCGAGTTCGTAGAGTTCAACATAACGAGCAACGTTCGGAGATACAGATTCCGGTACCCCCTCGGCTCAACTGCCGGGAAGCCAAGCTGGAGAGCTTACACGGATATCTTTGTTCCTTCGGGGGACTTCTTCCCGACTGAGGGCGACATCGACGCACCGTATGGGATATGGGATGAGACCTTCTGGAATCTCTGTCTATGGGGATGATGAAGAATGGCTAACATTCAGAGGCCGCTCAAGACCTTCGGGACACGTACCTACGAGGAGGAGGTCGCTGCCGCGCCAGGTAACAAGGCACCGATTCTCTCGGCTGAGGTGGATGGGGACCTGAACCTTATCTACGAGGCTTGGAACAACGGTGTCACCGGTGATGACATCGCGCCTGGCTCCGTCGGGACCAACCAGCTAGCACCGGGCGCCGTGACAAGCGAAAAGATCTTGGATGGTACTATCCAGCTTGCAGACATGGGTTCCAATAGTGTGGACTCATCCAAGATCGTGGACGGATCTATTCAGCTTGTGGACATGGGCCCTAACTCCGTGAACTCTAGCAAGATCGTGGACGGCTCCATACTGGTTGGCGACCTAGGGGCGGGTGCCTCGATAGTTGGGATCGGTAGGCATCGGCGGCAAGGTGAGACCATAGACATCACGAACAGAACCGAGAGTACTTACCTTACTCTCTCCATCGCAGCCCGCTCTGCTTCGGTGGCTCCCGCTGGGTTGCTCGTTATGCGGGCGCGGGCCTTTGGGCTATTCAGTATCGCGGGGACGGATGGAGTAGTTGGTCTACGGTTGTACCGAGACGGAGTCAACTTCGACGTGATCTTCATGAAGGGCCAGGGTGATGCGGTGCCGTGGACTGTCTACTACGAGGACCTAATCACCATCCCAGATACCAACGCACATACCTACCGTGTTGACGTGTACTCTACCAACGCAACGGCCATCCTACATGGGGGGTCGCTGTTCATGACAGCGCATGCGTGATGGAATACCGGCCATTAGTTCTAGTGAGTGGGAAGCTCGAATACCTGTGGAACCGTATGCGGATGTACCCGCAGGTCTTTGATGACGTAATACCACGGACCTTCGAGGCGTTCAAGGAAACCATGCTCGCGCCGAACAATCAGTTCTACGAGATCCTCGAGGGAGAGGAGACGGTGGGGCTGGCGGCCGCAACGCAGGTCCGCCCGACCCTCGATGCCAACATGCACGTCGTGATGTTCGACCGGCGGCTGAGGGGCCGGGAGCCCATTCTGCTAGAGGCGCTAAGGGACTTCGGTATCAGGGCGAAGCTACGACGGATGACCGTCGTTTTGCCCGAGGACAACAGGACTGCCATCAAGCTCGTTGGGCGGCTAGGGTTCAAGCTCGAGGGCGTGATGAGAAAGGCGCATTTGAGAGATGGAATCTACAGGGACTTCCACGTCTTCGGAATCCTCGCCGAGGAGCTATATAGCTACAGCGACGGTGGACGATATGCACATCCTGAGCCAGATGGGGGGGACATTCGCGAACCTGTACGGAGCGGGCCTGATGAAGTTCGACCCAGCGATCTTCCGCAAGAAGATGACGTCGTTCATGAGTCAGGGCTTGGGGATAGTGCTCACGGCTAAAGAGGGGTTTGAGCTCAAGGGCGCTATCGCAGGCGTCGTGTACGAGAACGTCTTTGATGGCGGGTTGTGCGCCACGGAGCTGTTTTGGTACGTGTGGCCTGGAGCGCTGAAGGGCACTGGCGGGAAGCTCCTCGACGCGTTTGAGGACTGGGCTCGCTTCCGCAAATGTACACGGGTAACGATGGCGTTGATGCGCCACAACGAGGCCGAGCGTTTGGATAGGTACTACACTGACCATGGGTACCAGGTGTTCGAGACCCATTACGTCAAGCTGATATGACTCCCTACCTAATGGCCGTTGATGGGGTGTTCCCATACAACGAGTTCCTGATGCTGAGGGAGTACGCGCACATCATGGAGTACAAGGACCGTGAGGGTCCAGACGGTGTGACCTACAAGGACATTGGTGCGGAGGTTCCCGAGCCGGCCAAGGAGCAGCTTATCTTCGCGCTGACCTGGTTAATGGGCTACCGGATAGCCATGAAGATCTGTGCCTTCCGATTGTCGGTCGAGGGGACCGTGCCACCTCAGTGGGCGCATAGCGATGCTGAGGTCTCGAAGTGGGCGTCGTTTGTGTACATCAATCCTGGGCCTGGGGGGACGGCGCTTCTGAGGCATAAGGAAACTGGGATGACCATGCATCCTAGGAACCAAGAGGAGCTCGACATCTGGACCAGGGATTGCAACAGGCCAGAGGCGTGGTATGTCATCGGGTCGGTGCCGTGTGAGCCCAACCGGGGCCTTGTGATCCCGAGCGACCAACTACATGCGGCTATGCCGGTGCATGGGTTTGGTCAGTCGCCTAGTGACGGGCGATTGATCCTGTGGAGCTTCTTCGATTAGGAGGTAATACGATGGGCGCAGTAACGGCGGCAGTAATCGCTGGTGCAGCGACAATGATCTCAACGGGCGTGGGGGTCGCCGCTCAGCAGGGGGCGTTCGGTGGTGGCTCGGGTGGAGGTGATGGTAAAGACTGGTCTCGAACACCTATGGACCCCCATCAGAGAGCGATGCGAGATTACTACGCTCGCATGGCAGTCGTGAACCAGGACAAAACATATCCGAGCTTCGGTGCGTTTCTTTCGTCGGGTGGTGATCCTGCGCTATCAGAGTTCGATCTCGAGAAGCCGGGCATGAAACCCAGCGAGGCCGCTGCACTTGGGCTTGTCGGGGGCCGAGGCGAAGCTATTCCGTACTATGACCAGGAGACCATGCCCGCCAACCTAACGGCTGAGCAGCGGATCTATCTCGCGAGGGAGCGCCGCCGCCGTGCCAGGGAGACTGGTAGCAAGCCGCCCCCGTGGACTCACTCCGAGGCAGTCCTCAACGCGCGGGACCGTTATGCTAGGCGGCGCACTCGGTATGAGGAGGCGGCGGCTACCCCCGAGGGGGAGCGGACTCTTCGCCAGCAGCGCGCGTACAACAGGATCCCCGCGAAGCTCGAGAACATGGAGTCTAGGTGGCGCCAGTTGGACTTGCAGAATACTGGAACTGGGCCTGGCGCTCCGCGGCCTCCTCGCAAAGAGGAGGATGACGGCAGCCCGCTCAAGAGGATCATGACTGGCGGCACCAGCGGCAAGTAGTGGAGAAAGTGAGATGGGACAACAATCTAGTTTGCAGCACGCTACCCCTGGGACTAACGCGACAATTGCCCCGTTCTATGTAGGTGGTGGGACAAGCGCTGACGACTATCAAAGGATGCTCGCCACGGAGTACGGGGGTATCGAGAACAATACCACCAATCGGTTCGAGGACATGTTCAGCAAGTATGTGGACGTGGCGAACCGGGAGGCCAACCGGCAAGCTGGCCAGATCGGTGAGACGCTGGGCTCGAGGGGCGCGCTGTACTCGAGCGCGAACCTGCAGCAGCAGGCGGACCTTCGACAGCGAACCTCGCAGGACATCGCCGCCAAGGGCGCGGAGTTCCAGACCCAGCTTGAGCAGCAGAGGCAGCAGGCCTTGGGCCAGGTCATGACGGGCCAGGCGGGCCTTGCGTCGGCTGAGATGGGGGGACGTGAGGCGGCAATGTCTCGAGCGTATGCCGACTTCATGCGCCGTAGCGACGTGCCTCCGTTTGTTAACGTTGGTATGCAGTGGGGAGCTGGGATGCCGGGCCAAGGGTCTATGGTACGCTAATGCCATTCGTCGATCTTGGTGCTCAGAGGGCTCAGCGGGCCGCGCAGATACTCCAAATGATGAACGAGATGCGCGCTCGCTCGGGGAAGCGCCCGTCGGCACTCGACGAGCTGAACAAGGAGTACGAGGAGCTAAAGCGTAAGCGGGCGGAGGAGGCTCGCCAGGAACGGGACCTCGAGTCTACTCTCAAGACTCGGCAAGGTGGTCTGGACATCCAGGGGTGGTCGGCCGGCCGGAAAGAGATCCACGACGCCGAGGACGCAGCGCGGGCGGAGGAACTGGCACGCAAACAGAAGGCGCACATTGATGCCCAGACTGAGGCATCAAGGGCCAGTGCTGGGGCCAGTCGCCAGAGCATTGAGGAGTCAAAGGCTCGCACGGGAAAGGTCGAACTTGAGACCGAGGGCGAGAGGAAAGACCAGAAGACCAAGGCTACCGAGCAGCAAATCAACCGGGCTCGGGACATCGAGAACGATGCAATTCGCCGGCTCTCGATGGGTGAGACACTGACGGTAGCAGACACGGATGCCCTGCAGGATGCCCGACGGCTCCTAACTGGCAACCCTAGCTACACGATTCCTCGGAAGCCAGATGGCGTGTGGGATGCACCAAAGAACGTCGCGCGGGGTATGCTGGATAAGAGCGGCATACCTACCACCAAGTACGGGGAGGGCATCGAGAAGATCGAGCGGCCCAAGTCCAAGTACGGTCAGTTGGTCGACGATGCACTTGATGCCCGTGAGCGGAGCCACAACGATCCATATGTGATGGCTCTGTACGAGGATAAGTTCTTCAAAGAGAATGCCCTGAACAGGAACCAACTCGAGTGGCGCATGTCGAAGAAGTTCATCGACGCGGGCGACTACGAGGGTGCGTCCAAGATCATCGGGGGCCTTGCGCAGATCAAGAGCACCAAGGCGAACGGGGCAAAGCTCCCGAGCGTCGAGGAGCGCCAGGAGTTCGCGCGCCAGGCACGGCTGGTCAAAGAGATGGACGACATGCAGAAGGAGTTTGACCGACTGGTCAACGACGGGAAGATGCCTGTCGGTGCCCTAAAGCAACCTTTCTACAAGCTGCTGTCCATCATGGAAGGCGACAACCCTGAGGTGACCTCCTTCATCAAGAAGGTCGAGCAGATGAAGGGTGAGTACCTGTTGTACCTGTCGGGCCGTGCAGCGACGGACGCTGAGCGCGATGACCTCAACAACAGGATACCCACGATCTTCGATAGCCCACAGACGTTCAGGATGTCGTTGCCCCAATTCAAGGACAAGGTCACGGAGGACATGTCGATCGACGCAGGTATCCTGCACTCGTTCGGCCTGAAGGCCCCCGAAGGCATACCGATCCTCGACCCTGGCACGATCATGAAGCGGGACGGGAAGCTCCCGGATTTGATCCTTGACAGTGGGTACTACATTCCCGGCGATATGGCCGCAAGACAGGTCCAGGGCATAGGCATCATCGGTGGCAATGGGAGCGTGAACGTGGGGGGCACGGGAGAGTTCCGCCAGAAGACTGCCCCGAGTGAGCAACTGGGTGAGTCAACGGAATTTCCCAGTGCAGCCCCCAGCACGCTGCCCGCTCCGACCAAGCTGGACCCAATCGAGCGGAACACACTGCAGCGTGAAGCTGACGACCTCGAGCGCCAGTTGGGGATAAAGTGATGGCAGTAGACGAGAACGATCCAAGAGTCAAGCGGCTACGAGAGATCCAAGCCAAGCTAGCGGCTGATCGGTCGCTGGACCCTCGAGAGATTACCTCGCCGGGTGTGGCGGGGGCAATCACCGAGCCAGTCCAGACAGCACCGATGCCATCAGTCCTCGCGCCAAGCCAGAGGCCAGGCTGGCCACAGTCGGTCGGTGAGTTTGGGGCGAAGGCTTACACGACTATGGCCGGCGGGGCTGCCGGTGCTCGAGCCGCGGCGCCTATGGCGGCAAGGACTGGTAACCCTCTCGCGGCTGGGGCAATTCTCACTGGAGGTGCGGTACTCGGTTCTGGCCTGGCGGGCTATGGTACCGAGCTGGGCCTCCAGACTATCAAGTCTGCCATGAGCCTGCCGGGCCAGCCAGATAGCGTCGACACGGCCCTCCAAGCGGGTAGCGATGAGTTCTGGAACTCGGCTATGGGAGAGCTGTGGGGCCGGACCCTGTTTGGCGCTCCCATGACGTCGCTCTCCCCGTACCGACGGGCTGTGACACCCGAGTCTGCCGAACGAAACAGGGAGATTAGTGCCCGTATCCGTGGGGCGTATGAGCAGGTCGGGGGCGCGAAGCTGGTCGAGGACGTCCGAGCTTGGTGGAACCCTGGCCGCTTCTTTGTGCCCCTTGAGACCGAGTTGAATAACCAGGCGGTCGTCAAGCGTTTGGTAGCCGCGGGCCTCACGCCGGCGAAGGCTCGGGAGGTTGCACTAAGTAATGGGATGAAGCCTAGCGAGATCGACCACAACATCCTGTCCCGGTGGTGGCAGCAGATTGGTGCTACGAAGATCAAGACAGATGAGGCGTACGAGCGGACCGCCGCTACGCTGCTCCAGGCTGCCAACATGAAGGACTTTGGGACGTCCTTCGCTAGGGCTCTACCGCCGGAGGATCTCGGGAAAGCGATCAACCTGGCCGTGTGGAAGCGGTACGATACCCTTACAGGTGCCCGCACGGCTGCGATGAACACGATAGATGAGAAGCTCCCGCCTGACCTACTGCTAGACATGACAGGCTTCAAGCAGACCCTGGGAGTTCATCCGGGGAAGAGGATGGGTGGGGTATTTATCAGGCCGCCCTCCTCGAAGGCCGCGACCCGACACCCCGCTTTTGATATCGCGTACAACCTACCGGACCATGCCTCCTTCAAAGAGATCGAGACGACCCGCACGGCGATCGCGACCATGCTTCGCGACCAACGTGTGGACAAGAGTCCCGCAGAGATTGCCGAGCTTGAGAAGGTGTTGGCTAACTTCGACGACATGACGGCCAAGGCCATGCCGACGGGGCATAGGGCCAACTATCGGAAGTTCGCTAGGGCGGACAACGAGCGGAACCGGGAGATGTACGACGCTAACTTCGTGGCTGGCCTCCTTGTGGAGAAGCCGACCATGCGAATCTACGCGCAGGAGATCATTGACAACAAGGACATCGACAGCTTTCGTCAGCTTGAAAGGGTCTTGTCGAAGCACCCGGATGGCAAGCATATCATCGGGTCTCTGAAGTCCGCGATCTCTGAGAGGTTCATGGTGGACGCCGCCCCGAACGGGATCATCGACCCCGATAAGCTGATCTTTGGGCTCGGGTCCCAGGAGCATGGCTACGGCAAGGCGTTCCTCGACGTGGTGCTCGGGCCTCAGTATGGCAAGAACTACAAACAGTACATGACTACGATGCAGGAGGTCAACCAGGCTGCTAGCAACGCCGGCGCGACGATCAAAGGCGTCACGACCATCGCGGGCCTGGTGATGGGTGTCAAGGGCTTGTTCCGGGGGGCACCTGGGATGACTGGTAGCGCAGCGGCAGCCATTGGGACCGCCTTGTTTGCGCCGAAGGCCCTCGAGATCGCGCTCACCAGCCCGTATGCGTCGAAGCTACTACTGAAGACTGCCGAGAATGTAGCCACGGGCCGCAACCCTATGAAGGCGGGTCGGCTGGCTGGCAGACTGCTCGAGGAGATTGGCTACTCGCCGGAGGACTTCGCTAAGGAGTTGGCGCCCCCGATGGCTGGCTTGGCCGAAGCCCCGCCGACCTCGTGGCGGCAGCCTGGGATCGCTGGCTTCGCAAAGGCTCCCATCCCTCAGCGCGACCCTGCTGTGCCGATCGGCCAGACGCAGGTACCACGACCCGGACCGCAGAATGAAGCTCCACAGTAGTTTCGATACCCCCTGGGGGTGCCACGTTCACGTAATCTGCTCTTGCGGCAAAGAGTTCTGTCAACCCATAAAGAGACGCCGGTGGGTGTTCTGCCCACAGTGCCACGCTAGCGAGGAGATAGTCACCCTGCTAACGGAGGCCGGGGACAGATACCCACCGGAAGATCCTAACGTTCCGCCGCCACTGGATTCTTCAATGGGTGAAGCGCCAACTATTCCTCCCCGACCCAGATATAGGTGGAAGGATGCGATTCGTCGCGCTTCACCATCCCGCTCTCGATTAACGTCTCCATGATCACCTTGAGCTGGTCAGCCCTGCAGGGGTAGAGCTTCCGGAGAACCTCACTATGCCCGACACGCCTAGCCCTTCTGATAAACGTCGCGGCCCGGCTAAGGTAATTCGTCTGCTGATCCCCTCCTATCTCAGCGAAGGCGTGCGGAGCGTTCCCTTCAACCGTTTCAACAGCCCGCAGGGCACCATCCAGGAAACCCTCGTCGATTTCCTTCGACAGACACGAGCCAGCGAGCACCATCGCTACTCTCAGCACGTGATCGTGCTTCCGTCCCCACATCCCCTCGAGCCGCTTGTCGGCCGGGGGCTCCATGTTGTTGTACCAGTTCGTGTACCACTCCCGAGCACCTGGTGTGAGCTTGAACTCACCCTCGAGCTCTCCGATCCTCGACATGATCGCAACCAGCTCAAGTCGTAGATCCTCGTCCTCAGCCGTCAGCTCAGGCAACGCATTGCGCCTAGGAGTATCTCCTTGATAGACAAAGAGTACCCGCGACGCAAAGCCCTCGAGCAGCGCGCTTGGTGGAATGCCCTGCGCTACCCCGTCGGGAGTAGTGGCGGCGATGATGCAGAGGAACAGATCCTTGAGGAGGACCTGGCCCTTGTTCTTTGTCTTGTAGGCCCACTCCTTCGGGCAGTCGTACATGTCGGTCAGGATGTGGATGAGCGGTTCACCATACTGCTGCTTGGTCAAAAACACGCTGAGTTCACCCGAATGAACAAGGATATTCGGAGCAAGCTGACTGCCCTCGTCCGGTCGAATCTCCTCGATGAAACGCTCGGGGGTGATCTTCCCGGCGATCACACGGGTCGTGGTAACCCCTTTGAGCAGATCGACTCCAATGTTAATCGCTGTCGACTTCCTACACCGGGCAGACCCAGCCACCAAGATCGTGAACAAGTTCGGGAATAGTCTGTAATAGCCCCGGTTGATAAAGCACTTCCGCCCCAGGGCCGCGGCAACCACGGTCATCCCTACCCACAGGTGGAAGTCGTCCGGCGACTCCTGCTTGCTTGTGTACTTGAGGTAGAGCCTGAGGAAACTCTCCTCAAGCATCATCCACCTCGTCAAAGCACAGGTACTCTACGATGATCCTCTTCATTAAGCACTTTGGTACATCATCCCGGAGCAAGTCAGCCATCTTTGTTACTGGATGTTTGTGTCCTTTGGCGCAGATGAAGTTGTTCGGTAGCTTGGTTCTTCTGTTTATGGGTTCTACCCTTACCAGCCCCTCCGGTCCGGGGGCGGGGGGCGGGGTGGCGGTGGGGTGGGGCTGCGGAAGAAGCGCTACCGCATCTCTAAAGGTTTCTTCCCCGACGCTTTCCTTTATCCTTAACAGGAGTTCGAACGTTTCCACCTTTGACCTCCCTCAGGACTGCATACTCAGCCGGTTTGACCTGCCGTATTATGCATACTCCGCTCGGTGTCTTGATCTTGAGATCCACTTGTCCTCCATTTGCTGAAGTCTGGTAGTGGTTGATCGAGGAAAACCTCGTGCAGATCCCCCCAGCTATAGCCGATCTTCAGCTCTACCGGTATAGTAATGGTCCCTCCCCATGTCTCAACTGGCGTTGTCATCGCAGAGTGCAGAGCTACCAGCGATTGGAGCGCGTCCTCTTCGGGGACTTCGTTGACGATCGAATCGTGTACCTGTGCGACAACGTGGTAGCCCTGCTTGACGAGTTTCCTAACTCCCTGATTCGTCACCGATACGATAGAGGACTGCGGCCTCTGAGCAAATGCCTTACGGAAGAGGTCCTCATCCATGCGGTCCAGAAACAGCCTTCGTCTCCCGAACGCATCGTGCACACATCGAGTGGCTCTAACGATACCGCGGATTCGAGGATACCAATTATCTCGGAGTTCCGGAGCAAGGGCGTGGTATGACTCGATGAGGAACTCCGCCTTCTGCTTCGCACCCCAGATGCCTCTGACTTCGACGTCATCTACGTTAATCCCCGCCAGCCTCAGCAGTATGATGAGCTTCTTCCAGGCCATCCCATAGTTGCTCGCATGAGTGACCGTCTTGAACGTCTTGTAAAGCACCTCGTCGCTCTTGGTAACGACCTTGTGCAGTGTGCGCGTCGCGAACGCGCAGTACGGATTGATCGTGGGATCCGTGTACAGCTTCTGCAGGCTTGGCGACTGGCTGTCGAACGCTACAAACATCGCCTCGGCCCGCATTAGATCCCCTTGTATCAGGATGTGACCAGGCGCCGCTACAAACACCTTCCTGGCACGCATCGGGATGTTCTGCAGCTGGGGCCCCTGGCCTCTGCCCCTGCTACTTAAGCGGCCCGACTTAGTTCCATGGATCAGATAGTTAGCCTTGTACCTACCACCCTCGTCTGTCCGCATGCTAAGGAACCCGCTGAGCATGGTGCGGCGCTCGCGGATCTCTAGGATCTGTCTGAACACCGGCGCGTGCTGCGCGCTGTCGTAGCTCAGCTTCCTAAGGGTATCCTCGTCTGTGCTAGGTAGCCCACCCTTCGTTGTCTTGAGCTTGGGTAGCTTGAGCACGTCATGCAGCAAGTACCTCAGGTCAGGCCCGCTCTTGACATTGATCTCGAACCCGACCATTTGGTTCAGCTGGAGCTGGAGGTATTCCCTCTCTAGCTCCATGCGTGTCCTAGCGGTCTCGAGAGCCGGCTGATCTATAACGAACCCTTCGTCCTGCATTGCCATGATCGGTCTGATCAAGGTCATGACGTGCTGATCGAAGTATCTAGTCTGCTCTGCTCTTTCCAGCTCAGCCTTGAGACCTAGGTAACACTCATACGTACACGCTGCGTCCTTGCAGTTATACTCCCACAGATTCGTGCTGGACTCATGCTTGTAGTATGGCTCCTCGGTGTAGATAGATACGATGAACCCTAGGTCGTGGTCGAACTCCGGGTAGAGGAGGTGATGGGCGAGCATCGTATCAAACGTAATGCGCGGGAAAGAGAACCCGTACCTTTCAAGCCTCGTGACGTCGAACTGGATGTTCTGTCCAATGATTCCCCTGGATCGAAAGAGACGGTCGAGTTTACGCCATACGTACGCAAGCTCGCTAGTTGAGAGACGACCTCCTCTAAACGGGATACATATTGCCCTGGAGGGATCGTCAGAGATACCGACACACGTAGGATAGTCCAGCCCGATTGTTTCGATGTCCACCGATATAGGGTCGCCAAGGCCGTCGAGATAGCTAACAGTTTCCTCAAGCCCGGCGTTAATCGTGAACTTGCGGTGAGGTCTATTGATATGCGGAGAGGCTGCTTCACGTCGTGCCCTCCTTAGGTCGTGCTCGATGATTCTAGTGAGGGGCCAGTCTCGCAGGGCAGCAGCAGTGTGATATATACCGAGCACCTTTCGGCCTGGCACCAGAGTACATGGCAGGACAGATCCTCGCCATTGCTCAATTGATGGCTTACCAGTAAGCGCATAGAGTGCCTGAGCCCCGACGGCGATGAAGAGGTTGGCGCTGGTTGCTGCAAGTTCATCCCGCAGAGCGGGCAATACTTCAGCAATTTCGGTGGGGGTTGGGACCGTGTGAGCATCGCTGTAATCCCTCCTTACATTAGTGACGTAGCACTCAGCACGTGAGACACCGGCCAGCCTCCAAAGCAAATCGCCGGAGGGGCCTGAGAACGGACGGCGGGTGTAGCACTCGTCCATTCCAGGCCGCGCTCCGACGAACGCTATCTGGCAGGCAGGTGTCCCGCTAGGTGGGACTACCTTGCCGTGCAGATTGCTCATGATCTATCTCATTCAGCAACGACCGGGGGCTGAGGCTCGCCAGCAGGTTCAGGATCAACCACTGGCGGAACGTCAGATACCGCCTCACTCGCCAGATCACGCGCCACACGATCCACCGCGCTGCGATAGAAGTCCTGATGCTTCTCGATTCCGATGAACTTACATCCCAGCTGAGCCGCTGCAACGAGCGTGCTTCCGCTACCGGCGAAGGGATCAAGTACCACCTCTCCCTTGACGGCTGACGCTTCGACGAGGTGTCGCATGAGCGCGACGGGCTTCTCGACGCTGTGGATCTTCTTTCCGACGGTGTCATACTTGAGCACGTTGAACGCCTGTGGCTTGACCAGGACACGGCCCCGGTTCACCCAGAAGCAAGGTTCATAGCTGTAGATCCAGGTCCTCGTTGGGTCCCCGATACCTGTGGTCTGCTTGACCCAGATCAGTGGTGTCGCCTCACACTCCCCGAAGTGCCGCTTGAGCATGAGGTACACGGGCTCGTACCTGGTCATGTGGAAGAAGATGTACGCATGGCCGTCAGGCTTCAGCAGCCGAGCCGCGTGCATGAACGTCTCGTCCAGCATGTCCATGATCGTCTTCGGATCGTCGTCGTACATGGCACCTTGAGACTCAGCGAACTTGCTGCTGCTCATTGAGGTGCCTTCTTTGTAGAGACCAATACCGTAAGGCGGGTCAGTGACAATAAGGTCGATAGAGTTTGCTGGCAGGCCGCGCAGTACATCACGTGCGTCTGCGTGGTAGAACACACCAATCCCTCGCCAGACGGCCTTACGGATGGCTTGCCTGACGAACGTGGGTTCTTCCTTTGCTTCGCCTTCTTCGGGGACTTCTTCTTCGTCTTCACTGAACTGCCCATGGTCTACCCCCGGCGTGCGCTTGGCGAGCTCCTGTCGCAGAGCTGTCTCCTTCAGGCGTCGGAACCTTTTGAAGGCGGAGGACTTCGTCTTTTCCTCCACGAGATCCGGGTATTCCTGGAGCGCTTTGGCGAGTGCAAGATCCATGCTGATTGACCCGGTAGCACGGTCCAGCTCCCGGGCGGCCTCTTCGATCCCGTAGCCTCCATTCTCGGAGAGGGGGTTACCTTTTTCGCCATAGCGTGCCTGCTTTGCCATGTACAGTTTGTAGAGTCCAACGACCTCTTCCTGCCACTCGAGATCCTTCCGCCTGATGTTCTCCTCGAGCTCGAGTTCCTGGCGTGCGATGGGATCGAGGGCCGTCATCCTACGGTACGGGATGTCCAGCCACCCGAGGCTCTTGGCTGCCAGTATGCGTCGGTGCCCTGCGATCAGGTTGTTGTCATCATCGAGGACGACGGGGGTCATGAGCCCGAACCGGGCGAGGCTCGAGGCAAGCTCGTCGATGTTACCGAAGAACTTGCGCATGCGATGCTTCTCGCCGACCGTGATGTCGGTGATGTTTATTCTCGGTTCATCCATTACTTCTTCTCCCACGGCTTCTTAGCCATCAGATCGCAGAGGATCTCGACCTGCTTCATGACCGTCTTTTGGGTCGGGAAGCTCTTGATGGCATTCGCCACCCGCTTCTCGTCGTTGGTCTCGATCCCCGCTATGAGCTCCGCACACCCATCCTCGACGTCGATCATCACGTCTCTGATTGCCGCGAGTTTGTCCTCAGGCTTCGTCTTCATAGTCCACCTCGTTTGGATGCCTGACGGCCCCGGGGAGGGACTGCTGGGGGGCAACAGTCTAGTTTGGAACCGCCAGGCATCCTGCTAGGCTACGCCTTCGAGTAAGGCGGATTCACCTCGGCCCTGATGGCCGTGGGGTCCGCGTTGTCGGGCTTGTGGTTCACGGTCACGTACACTTCCCTGCCCGCGAAGTCCTCGACGTGGAATCCGCTGGTGTTGAAGGGGATCTGTGCCGCCTTGAGGAACCGCTTCATGTTCCACATGGCGTTCGGGTGGAAGCTCAGGGTCAGGAAGAGCTGGCGGTTCCTGAACTTCTCATCCACCTCGAGAGGCGTGAGCCGCACGTCGATGTACGGGTACTCGCTGCCCTCCTTGTGCTTCTTCTGCGCCGACTTGACCCGGCACAGCTGGAGGCCCGCGGGGATGGGATCGGACCCATCGTCCACGTCGTCCAGGTTGATCTGAATGAAGTCAGCTTCCGACATTGCTACCTCCAATGGCCTGCTACCGCAGGCCGGTTAAGCCCGGCGTACCGGGCGTGAAAGCGTTTACCTTCCTCGCTTGTGCCATACCTGGTGAGTGTACCGATCGGTAAGAACCAGGTTTGATGGCTCAATGTTGTAGGCGTCGCCGTCCACGTGATGGATTATCTCATCTTTCCTGAGTCTTCGGCCGATCCTGGCCTCCACCAAGTGGCGAGCGTGCTTCCTTACGACCGTTTCGCTCACATTGTAAGTCTTGAAGGCCATGACCGGCGCGATGATGATTTTCGACTTTTGACGCGGTGCAGCGTACCTACGCGAAGATCTCCGGCCCCGCTAGCGTTTCCGGGTCGAGCCGACGCGAAGTACGCGCTGCTGCCCCGTTTGCAGTAACAGTCTGCAGCTTATACTTCCCCGATCGTTCGCGCCCAGATAGCCAGTAGGCCTCTGTGAAGAATCTGACGAGGTTATCTCCCATTTGACCAGCCACGGAGGGTCGGATAACGTCTTGTTTAGTGTCTTCATCAGTTCTTCGCTTTTCGTGAGCGATGACGATTCGATCACAAGGGAGAGTAAGAAACCCATTTAGGTACTCCATCATTCCAGCGAGGTAGATTCCCCAAAGCCGCTCGGTCATGAACGACACTCTGTGCGTGTACATGAGCAACCTGGACCAATGGTCGCCTACGGCCGTCAGGGTGTCGAGGACGACACAATCGTAATCGAGCCCCTCTGGCTCTCGAGCCTGCTTCAGTAGGTCGTTCGTCACGGCCACGAGCTTCTCGTACCCGAGGGGCTTCTTCGCCGGGATGGTCCCCGCTTGTACGTTCTTGGGATCCGGGCTCCACGGGATCTCGATGCGGTCAGGATTACCGAGAGGCTCCCCCGGGCGCCATACCTTGATGGCCTCGCGGCCAGGTAGGACTTCCATCTCGTGTAGCTTCTGATCGACGTCGAGCCAGAGCTTGCGCTTCCCGGGGTGCATCGCTGCTAGGGTCGTCTTGCCGGCCCCGGCTGGGCCATAGAACAGATATGACCGGGTAGTGCCGCTGCTTGGGATGCTGACGATGTTCTCGAGTTCACTCATCGTCCTTCACCGCTCCCGTCCCGTTGCAGTCCTCGCAGTCCTTGTCGTTGCCGCACTCGCCGCACTCAACTACCCCGGTGCCCCCACACTCCTCGCAGTCCTTAGTCTTTGCCATCATCGTCCTCCAGGTAGCCGAAGCCACCGCAATGCTCGCACCGTTCGTTGTCGAAGACTCCGCTGCCGCCGCATACGGGGCATTCCTCTGTGTCGTCTTCCTGCTTGCGTACCTTGTATGCCACGTGGAAGCGTCGTATCACTTCCTCGAGGCCATACTCCTCGATCAGCTCCGCAAGGGTCTCACTCATCTTCACTCCTCGGCTCCCAGGGCACGACCTCGTATGCTGTCTTCTTCAGCGTCTCCCGTGTCTGGGCAGCGGCTATGCAGAGTGGATAGTAGTCGCAGATCCGGTTGTACGCCCCGCACGCGAAGGGTGCGGCCTTGGGCCAGAAGCCTGTCTCTCGCATCTCGCTGATGGTGCGCCCGACGTACTGAACCTCACGTTCCCACTGATCGAACTCCTCGGGTGTCCGGTGGGTAAAGATCCTGGCGAAGCTGTCGTCGCTGATCTTGGTGGTCACCCGTATAGCGTTAGACATAGCCGAGTGGATCTCCCGGCCAGTGAGTTCGCTGGCTCCCCGCATGTACCCGGTGAACTGGCCCGACAGCTTGAAGCCCGCATCGAAGACCATACCAAAGCGGGTGGTGGTCTTGTGGTCCACGGTCATCGCGGTGCCCTCGTAGTCCACGATCAAGTCGATGCGACCGATGTACTTGAACGTCGAGTGAACCGTGGTCAAGTAGATCTCAAAGGGCTTCTCAACCGCGAGCACCCTGAACGGGTCGCGCCTCCACTTGGTCAGGTAGGTTGCGAGAATCTCGAGACCGCGATCAACCGTTCGGATCTCCTTGGGATCTTCGGGATCGTCGGTGTAGTTAGCTAGGAACAGGGCGCTGAGGCGCGGGATCTCTACTCCCTTACAGTAGAAGCAACCCTGGTCACACAGTGGGCACTTGACTTTGTCGAATCCAATGCCCTTGTAGAGAGCCTCTAGGGACTTGTGTATCGCGCCTCCGAACATAAGGGCCGACTGTCGTTTGGCGTCTGCGGGCACGAGGTGTTCCTCGTACCGATATGCATACTTTTGCGGGCATAGGTTGAACGCCTCGATCTTCGAAGAATCCAACCAAAACTCGTCCCCCATTCGTCACCTCCCCAGGTGCGTTAGTCATCACCCATTGCCTCGCGCATCTGGTCAATGTTGTCGTTCATGTCCTCCACGCACTCGGCACAGATGTTCCCGAGCGTCGTGCTCAGCACGATGGGCGCTGCCTTGCAGCACGCGTCACATACTTCCTCGGTCGTCTTGTTCAGCTTGACGAACAAGGAGGCTGCAAGCCACAGCATGTCGTTGATCGGCAGCTCGACGTGGCCGGTCCAGTCAAGCAGCTCCATCTCGCGCATGATCTTCGCCGCCGAGAGCATTCTACTCCCCAAAGAGGTCGTCCCGCCATGTCCGTTTTGCGGGGTCTTTTGGTGGTTTCTTTTCATCGAGTCGCTTTGGTTGCCGAGGCGTTTTGCTGTTGGGTACTCGGACTGCTTGGAGTTCGGTGATGGCGGAGATGAGTTCTTCATCGGTCATCTCATTCGGCGATTTCCCCATTCGCAACTGCCTTTCAAATTGGCGGTAGTAGTGGATCTCCGCTGTCGTGGTCCCGTAGGGACGGGGGCCGTTCACTGTCTCCCAGAGAATCATACCCCCGTCCCCCTCAGGACTACAGGCCCAGGGACTCGAGGTACTGAGCGCGCTTGCGCTCACGCGGCTCGGTCTCGGTCTCCTTCTGCAGCTTGGCGCGCTCGACGCCCTGCAGGTACACCACGTGGGCATTGATGAACCGGCGGAATACCGCCTTGTCACCAAGCAACGCGACCGCGTCGCCAATGGACGCGGGGAGTTCGGCCTCGAAGTCCTGCTCGGACTTGTCGTCACCCTTCCCGGTGCTCACTTTCAGGGTAACGGTCTTGACCTTCGCCTCGTGCTTGTCTGGCACTTGAATCACACTCGCCATGTTTCCCCTTTTCTGGCTGGTTCAAATCCAGCCTCGGTTAGATACCCCTTTTAGTAGCAATCGGCGTGCCAAGGATCATGGACGGGCGCAGGTCTTGGTATTGACTAGACCAACCTGCGCGCGTAGGGCTACCCTAAGCCGACGCAACAATGGGAACAACACAGCATTCCCCGTGATAGTGGGATCTACTGAAATCTCGGGTGTGATCTGGTACTCTGACCAGGTGAGCTGGCCCGGGGTCGTGCGCTTGGTTACGACGCGAGCGCCCGTGGGCACCTTGATGTGTAGATCTATCTGCTGCATGATCTCCCGCCGAATGGTGTCTAGCTCCAGTTGTAGTGTTGGATCAACTAGACTGCAGATCACTTGCGCTAGATGGAACATCTCTACCTGGGCCATACGGTATTGTTCAATTAGCTCCAGCGTCCTGCGCTGCCGTGGCAAGTGCCCATAGTGCTGGCGCAGGGCGCGGAACCGGCCGATGGATATCTCGAGTAGTGTCTCCCTAGATAGTATCACCTTCTTTCACCTGCCTTTCGTAGAACAAAAAAAGGCCCACAGCCACACCGCCCTTTTGTTGCCCCTTCAATCGGTGAAGGAGCAACGAGCCCGCCTCGCGGGCATTGCGGTTTCTGGCTGTGGGCCAGTGGGCGCCGTGCGCCCGACCTGTTTTTCTACGTTTACACTATCTACCTCAGCTTACTCAGTGCTACTGAACCAAGACCCGTTAAACGGCCCCGGGAATCAACCAGTCCCCTATATACGCAGACTGCCTGAGCGACTGCCATCGTGCTAGGGTCGAACTTATCTAGGCCCTGGAGCACCGCAAGCTCCTCTGGGCTGAGTTTCTTGTTTGGCCCGAGGGACCAGGTCTGGGCCCGGACCTCGCTACACAACATGAAGCATAGCAAGTCACGTCGCCGGCCGCGGAGCGTTGGTAGGGCCACAACGACCGTGCTGCTATCGAGCTTGACGGGCTTGCTGTCACGTAGCATCCACCTCTTTACGCTGTAGTCGGTGATATCTATTACCTTGAATCGTAGTCGGGAGGAACCACTGTACTTGCTAGCTAGAACCTGAACCTCTGGCGTAGAGATCAGCCAGACGAATCGGCCCTGGTAGCCGATCCGCCGGCAGATCTCCCGCATCACGTCTTGCCTCCTGTAGACGGATACGGCGTTCATGTTAGATGAGCTTGCCACCACTCTTGGTAATAACGAGGGCCGTGAACCGCACGAGCAACGCGGCGCACGGGATGGATGCGATGTGCGGCATATCGTGCTCGTCGATCATGTGCTGTACGAACCAACTCGTGGCTGTGACAGCCGGTTGAACCAGCGCTCCCTTCCCATCGAGGATTGCCTGGTACCAGCATGACATGAAGTGGTACAGGAACTCCCCCGTGTGATTCATGTGCTGTAGATCGCTGCCACAGTGGGCGACGATAAGCTCGGCCGCGGCATTGATGGCATGGGTGTGCAGCGGCTCGAGCTCCATCCAGTCGTCGTTGAAGTACATCTCCTCCATCCTACCCCTCCTGGCAAATAGACTGTAGGTCTTCGATGATTGCCTTCCGAATAACCTGCTGGTCCTCCAACGAGAGCTTTGTGATCTCTGCCTCCTCCTCGAGGTCGAATACTCTGTAGTTGAAGACCAACTCATCGGGCATGAGTTCGCCTTCGTCGTTGAGATCCCCGTCCTGGATGTAGTGGTCATGAAGCTGCACCAGGACGGGGCGCCCATTGAGCTCTACTGTCAGATCAATTGACAACCAGAAGCTCATTACTTCCTGAGCAGCTTTTCCCGCTGCTTCTTGCCGGCCCGGAGGACCTTCTCGTTGAAGGAGAGCTTGTCGTACTTGGCCTGCCGGGCCTCGGCCTGGGCATTCCTCTCAGCGACGCGGCCGGGGAAGTTCATGCGCTTCATACGCCCTCCGGCCGCCGGCGGGAGAAGCTGATCGTCCCCTTGTCGATGCGTAGGGTCCAGCCGCAGTCCTTGTCCATGCAGACCCACGCCTTGTACATCACGGACCCGCCGGAGTCTCCCCCGAAGTCACTTAGGGGGAGAACCACGTGCTCGCCGCACCTCGGACACTTCGGAAACTCTACCATCATCATCCTCCTCTTTTGTGACAAGCGATGCACGTCCGGCATCGCCCGCCTGGCTTCCACCGATTGGGGTGGAATTCCGTTAGCGGCTTAAATACTCCGCACTTGCGACAGTATCGCTGTAGTATTTTTAGAATGAATGTGCCGATCATTTTAGTAGATCCAGATCGTCAGCGAGATCGCCCGCCCCACCCCCCGCCCCCCCGCCGGAGTGGGCTGGTGGGGGGCGAACGGGGTGTCTCGTGGCGGGCGGGCTAGTGGTGCGGGCAGAGAATGCGTAACGAGCACATATCTCAATCGCTTCGTAGATATGCTTGTAGATGTCGTTACGCATCCGCTCGACAGCGAGGTCTCCAGGCTGACTGTCCCGTATTGCTCGG